CCATCTTAAATTTTTGACGATTTTGAAAGAAATAGTAATTTGAACTCTTGTTCTCTGCTGAAAATGATTTTCGTTTTAAAAAGTCAATTGCTTCTATAGGTTGTAGTGATGGGACTACAATTGTTTGAATACCAGTTGTGTCCTCTATGTCAATTTCATTTGCAGAATCTCTAAATTTGGTATCATCAACAAGAAATTCGTTGAAGATTTTTTCAACAATTTCCTTTGTAGAACCAGTATAACTTCTTCGTATGTTTTTCGTAGAACTCATAAAGTGTTGTGGTGATATAAACTTCAATTTGTAAAACATAGTATTCTGTTGGTTATTTACAACAGCCTCGCTTAAACTGTAAACTAAAAATTCTTGTGTAATTGAATTATTATAAAAATCACTATAAGTAAGAGTGAGTATTTCTTCGCCAAGTATAGGATAATTATCTAATAAACCAGAAGAATCGAGTAGAGTCATCTCTCCCATTAACACAGAAGAGTGTATTGATTCATTAAATGATATATCGGTTATATAGTTTGAAATACTAAAAGTTTCCTTCTCAGCATATCTTGTAAGATTTGCAGTTTCAAGAAAACAATATCCCAAATCAAAAGAAGATTCAGTCATTCAATAACCTTTTTAGATTTTCTATTGCAGTTCCAACATACGATGAATTTATAAGAAGAATATTTCTCATCTCTTCGTTTAAATTATTTTCATACTCATAATAACGAACTGCGGTCCAATTACCAGCAACAAAATCATTATCAAATGTCTGTGCTCTTATATATGAATCGGGGCTCAATAACATCATCTCATCATCGTTGTTTTTCCAATGAACGATGTTGTCTGTACGAAGTGTATTTTGACCCCACTCTATAGGATCAGTTCCTTCAGGTAAAGATTGGCTCGAATATTTCTTTCTAAAATATGCGACAAAATCCTCATATGGTTTTGTCCACTGCGTATATGGGTCAATTATGTCGTTAGCGAAATAGACCAACCAACTTAATCCAGGGTCATCATAATAAAAATATGCTACATCTTCAGCCCTTTCGTTTTCTTTTACGGTATACCGAAGAAATAGATAAGGATCGTTCTGTGAAATTGTATCAATTAGAGCAGTTTTTAAAGAAATATTCGTTATAGATTTTTGAATCGTAAAACTACTATTCGCAACTTTATACTGTGTTTTTGGATAATATCTAAAATATCTTGACATTTATTGTATCTCTTTAGCCATTAAAGTTGCAAGTTGCTGCCTAAACTACTAATATCCGGTCCGCTTGTACGTCTTTCTACGACGCTCTCACCTCCATAATCTTCTCTTGTCCAGATTTGCATTTCTGAAAGAGTCATACTGATTCTAACAACTGCTGGTTCTCCACCTTGAAGAAATGCTAACTCACCACCAGCACCGTAATCCACTTGAAATTGACTTATCATACAAGGTTTCATCACGAGAGTTTGTACACCTGTAATTAATGGCACACAAACACTAGGATAACTTAGAAATGCTCTACCTCCTGCTTTTACAGCAATATTTAACTCTTTATAATAAGGATGGATGTGATATTTTATCTGTTTAATAATTGATTTCAACGTATTTGTTTCATTAATTGACTTAGGAGAAAATGTCCAGTTCCATGCATAAGTTTTTAAATCAACACCATCGAAGACAAGCGCCTGAAATGGATTCATGATAGCACCAGCACCCGCTTCAATCCCTTTTTGCACATTTGGTGCTACTTTTGAAACTCCTTCTTTGAATAAAGAAACGGCAGCTGCTCCTGCTATAGTTTCAATATCTAATCCGTTTAAAGCCTTTTCAAGAGCGCTCAATCCTCCACCAGCAGCATTAACTGCTGATGCCGCGCCGGCACCAGCCATCCCCAATTCTGTAGGACCAACTTTTACTGTTGTAGAGTCCAATAATTGATCGGGTAATGGAAGATATATTGAAGACTTCATATTACTGCTTGCTGTTGTATAGGAAGTTACACCACCAGCAGCACCAACCTCTCGTTCACCATAAGAGTAATCTTTAAAAAACAACAACATACCTACATCACCAAGATTCGAAGGAAACTGATATTGGGCTAGTCGAGTATTTTCTTGTTTGGATCTTCTAACTGATTCTGGTGTTCTAGGAACAGGCATCATTACCTACCTTATAAATAGTTATTTACATCTATTTATAACGAAAACATCATGGCATACAAAGGAAGATTTAGACCATCTAACCCTAAGAAATATCGAGGCGACTTTACTAATATTATTTATCGTAGTTTGTGGGAATTGAAGTTTATGAGAGAGTGCGATTCACATCCTGATATTGTTGAATGGGCTTCGGAGGAGATAGTTATTTCATATAGAAATATTGTCGATGGTAAAATGCATAGATATTTTCCAGATTTTTGGATTCGTAAAATAAATAATGATATAACTCTTGTGGAGATAAAACCATCAACTCAATCGGTACCTCCACAAAAGAAGTCGAAGATAACAAAACGATATATTGAAGAAGTTACAACGTGGGGTACCAATTTATCAAAATGGCGTGCTGCACAACAGTACTGTGATAACAGAGGTTGGACATTTATGGTTCTAACCGAAAAGGGAGAAGCAAATAGGTGGAGACAATATCTAACAAGTTAGAAGTTTACAGAGGGAATCCTTTTAATGGCTACCGTCTTTGATAAAATCTTAACGCAAGGTATTCGTGCAGGACAAGTTCCAGCACGAACAGAGACTGCGAGAACCTGGTATCGTGATACTGCTTCTAAGATTGCCTCATTACAACCGTTACAGTTGACGAAATCAGATCCAGAACGACTGAAGTCTCAGATTCGTATTGGAGATATGTATCTTTATCATTATGATCCTAAACACAAAGCAACTCTACCATACTACGATAGATTTCCACTTGTGTTTCCTTTTAAAAAAGTTCCTAGAGGTTGGTTAGGTATCAATATGCACTATCTACCGTTAAACTATCGTGCTATGTTGATGGACTCTCTCTATGATTTAACAACGAATCAACGATTTGACGAACAAACAAGACTTAGGTTGAACTACGATTTGCTTAATGGAGCATCTAGATTCCGATGGTTTAAACCAACAGTTCATCGTTATCTCATTAGTAAAGTTCGATCTAGACTTGTTTATATTCATCCTTCTGAGTGGGATATAGCCTTGTTTTTGCCACTTGAGAGATTCTATACAGACACAAAGAGAATAAAAAAACAACAAGTCTACAGAGACTCAAGGTCAATCATACGAGGATTACAATAATGCCATTCAATATCTCAGAGTTTAGGTCAAATATTTCAAAACCAAAGTTTGGCAGCCTTGCTTTAACAAACAAGTTTATAGTTCGAATGACGCCTCCGCTTAAAGTTTTTGGTGGTATTGGTGACATTTATCCCACAATGGACGAATTATCTTTTTTCTGTTCCGCGACTAGTATGCCCGGAAAGACAATTAACACATTTGACTATAGACCGTACGCATACGGCCAAGTGAATAAAATGCCTATATCAAGAACCAATGATACACTACCAACCACCTTTTTCTGTGATTCAAATTATGTTATAATGCAATTTTTTCATCGTTGGTTAAATTATATTGTTCAAGATGGCGGTTACATATGGAATAACAGAGGTTATAGAGAACTAGGTTATAAAGATGACTACTCGACAACAATCGAAATAATTGGGTATGATTATTCAAGTGAAGAAAAAATCACATATAAACTATACGAAGCATTTCCAACACAAATTGCCGCCGCTCAAATGGGTTGGGAACAGAACGATACTATTATTCAACTGCCTGTAGAATTTACTTACGATGATTACGAATTGATAAGAGTTCCAATTGGCGGATCAATAAATAAACCTAGAACACCCGTAGGTTTATTTACAAGACTTGCACAAGCAGCGTCAATTGCTGGTGTGATAAGTACAATAAAGAGACCTCGTAATATACAAGATTTGATTAACACTGGTACAACAGTCAAGACTCTAGGAAGAGGACTTGGCGTATTTTAATGGAGTGAACTAAACTATGGCTTTACCTAAAATTGATACACCTACATTCATGCTTGATTTGCCTTCTACAAAAGAGACAATTAAGTATCGTCCTTTTACAGTAAAAGAAGAAAAGATTTTATTGATGGCTTCTCAGAGTGGTGAAGAAAGAGACATTATGAATGCAATCGAACAAATTTCAACCAATTGTATATTAAATGACGTTGACATTAAGAAACTTGCCACATATGAAATCGAGTATCTCTTCTTAAATTTGAGATCAAAATCTATCAATAATATTATAGAGTTAAAAATTATTGACGATGAAGACGAAAAAGAATATGAAGTTACAATAGACCTTGATGATATCACAATTAAAGAGAGCGAAAGAACAAATATTATCGAAATAAATGATAAAATTTCACTTGTTATGAAAGATCCAAATTACAATTCTATAAAGAAAATTGATAAAAAATCTGAAGAACAAGCTATGACTACGATGTTAATTGAATGTATTGACCAGATTTTAGTGGATGACGAAGTAATTTTTTTGAAAGATCATACAAAAAAAGAACAAGAAGATTTCATCAATTCACTTTCATCTAAAGATATGAGAAAACTTGAAGGCTATTTCAATTCAATACCAAAAGTTTCTCTTGATGTAACGTACACTAGAGAAGACGGAACTGAAGTAACTAAGACGATTGAAGGAATGCAAAGTTTTTTTACCTGATGATGATCCATAATAATATTTCAAATTATTATAAGATCATCTTTGCATTAGTACAACATCATAAATATTCTATTAGTGAGATTGAAAATCTTATACCATTTGAACGTGACTTATATGTCGAAATGCTTGTTGATTATATTGAGGAAGAAAAGGCAAAACAACAGCAAAGGTAATGTTCAATGGCTGAAGAAGAGAAAAAAGGATTATTTGGTAAGTCTAAACCATCAACACCACCGGTGCAAGAAGACGTGATCGTATTAGAAGATAAGATTGAAGAATCAAAAAAGACAATCACAGTTAATGTTTCTACAGTTCCTGGTGCTGATCTCAATGGGGATGGCCATATTGATGATGAAGAAATGGCAATGTATCTTGAGTTCAAGCGTAAAGAACTGGAAGATGCTGATGCTCGTAGAGATGCTATGAGACAAATGACTTGGTTTGCTTTATTTGGTATGCTTCTATACCCCTTGGCAATCTTCATAACATCTTTATTTGGATTAGACAAAGCAGCAAATATCGTTGGTGATATTGCTCCAACATACTTTGTGGCAATCTCTGCTCTTGTTGCTGCTTATTTTGGTGCTAATGCCTATACTGATAAGAAGAGTGGAGATAAACCACAAGGTAAAACATCACCTAAGAAGTAATCATTAAACGACATAAAGTCATTATACTATGATTTTTGAAAAAGTCAATAGGAAAATATAAAAAATGGCAGAAGTTACATTACAAAATGTTATAGAAAGAATGAAAGAGGAGGGGCAGCTGACTCGTACGGGTCCTGACTCTCTAAAGGTGGCTATTGGCGAATTAAAGGTTATTAGGTCAGATTTTACTAAATTGTTTGAATTTTTTAAAGAATATACAATTTCTTTGTCGAACAAGGAAGCATTACAAGACCCATCAAAAGACACCACATCAAATAAAAGCGTA